CAGATGCCTATAACAATCAACAAGACAACACTTACCCGACCTTTGACGGACTGATTCAAGTCACCGTTCTACCGCCCACGATCTAGGACGCTGTCCGTTAGCAAGTGTTTGCTGTCTTGTCTTTTGTTTCTGTTCTTTCACAGTGTCAGACAGTTTAGAGAATGTCAAGTCTTTAGTTTGTTTGTCTGTAGGGCTTTCCACCGTACCTGTCGAAAGGTGTCTTCATCTAATCAGGATCAAGGCGTTTATAGCTACTCTGTTTAGAAGTTATTCGCTTTCGATGATTAAGTTATGACAACATCAAAAACAAAACACAAGAGAAAAAAAGGATAGGTGAATACTATCCAGAAGGATAGTCCCTAAATATATATAATGTGTCATACCATGTTACCCCATAGACTATACCAATGGAATCCATGGGCTATCCGATAGGATATACTGTTAGATCAATGGGTTAGAGGTTACCTTCCGAGTGATAACTTATTTCCTATAGTAAACACTTAAAGGATACCCGAACATATCCGAAAGTATATACCGATAGTACTTTACTCTGGGTAATTACTGCAATGGGGTGCCACAAATATTCTTTAGGGTATAAGAGGTACCCGAAAGGGGGGTTATGGTGTGCCGACTGTATGTACAATACGTGAAAAAATTTTCTCAGAAAAATTTACAACAAGTAAAAAATGACAACAAGACAAAATAAAACCCCCTAGGAAACAACCTAGAGGGTGAGAATCTGGACGTGGTTACCCCAAGTAACTACTTAAAGTAAGAGTTAGTTGTGTTATAGATATATACTTGTAGGGCATCCGTAACGGATAATTTATTATAGCAATTAACCACACCTCTGTCAATAGTGACGTAGCGTAACTAAAGTTTTTTCTAAAAAGTTCATAAAGTGTATTGACAAAGTAATGCATACCATGCTAAACTAACTCAAGTGATTCGTTTTCTATGTAGGGAATAACCATGTTCACCTTCGAGCAACTCAAGACAACCAACGGCATTACAAGAACTAAGAGCCTGTTCTATGAGTTGTCGTACCATGATCCAGAGTACGCTATCTTCACAACTAAAGAACAGGACATCGAAGTCAACGGACGCAAGATGGTATCCCTTCAACAGTTGTACGTAGCTATGGTACCCAACGATCCTACCGAATATGAGTTTGCTCAAACGGTCTTCGGTTCATGGGAAGTCTGGGAAAAGATCAAGAAGGCTCCACAGATCGCACCATACGTCAAGCGTTGGCAGAACGAGGTGGAGATTAAAGTAAAGTCTCAGGCGATCCAAGCGATTGCACTGGAGATGAAAGAGGGTGGTCGTTCATCCTTTAGTGCAGCTAAACTTCTTCTAGAAAGAGGTTGGCTGGATAAAGACAATGCTTCTCAGGCTAAGAAGAAGCTACAACAAAAAGAACAACAAGAGCAAGACAAACAGGCACTGGCTTTGTTGTCAGAGGATGCCGACAGGCTAGGGATTAAGATTCAGTAATGGCAAAGCGACCTTCCATAAAAACTATTACTTCAGGGTATTCCTCAACGACTACCTTAAATGAAAACTTTACAGCCTTAAAAGAGGCTTTTGATAATACAGTCTCACGTGATGGTTCTGTCCCTAACACCATGTCGGCTGACTTGGACCTTAACGGAAATGACATCACCAATGTCAATACTTTAACGGATGCCAACGGCGACGACTTTATTCAGGTCGCTCGTGACTCTGCTACTGGTGCTCAAGCAGCACAGACCGCAGCGGAAGCTGCTCAGACAGCGGCAGAAACAGCTAAGACAGGTGCGGAGACAGCATACAACTCTGTTCAACCTTACCTAGACGAAATCGAAGTAGTAGGTGACGACTTAACTGCTGGTAGTTTTGTCGCAGGTTCTGAGTACGACTTCGGTCTTATTACAGAAGCAACATCAGGTACCTCAGGGTCACCTGACGGTTTTATTGTCACGGTCTACAACAACCTAGATGACATCGGCACAGTAGCAGGTAACGACTCTAACATTACAACAGTCGCAGGTATTTCAGCGGAAGTAACATCTGTAGCTGGCAACGAAGCTAACATCGCTACAGTAGGCGGTATCGCTTCTGATATTACATCTGTAGCTGGTATCAGTGCTAACGTAACCTCTGTAGCAGGTAATGCGACTAACATCAATGCTGTCGCAGCAGACGCAACAGACATCGGAACAGTTTCCGCTAACATCTCAAGCGTGAACACAGTAGCTACGAACATCGCAGATGTCATCACAGTAGCTAATGACTTGAACGAAGCCATCTCAGAAATCGAGACAGCAGCTAACGATCTTAACGAAGTTACCTCTGAGATCGACACAGTTGCTAACTCCATTGCTAATGTTGACACTGTTGGTACTAACATCGCCAATGTCAATACTGTAGCTGGCGTGTCATCAGATGTGACAACAGTTGCAGGTATTAGTGCAGCTACATCAACTGTCTCTAGTATTTCAGGTAATGTTACATCTGTAGCAAACAATCAAACAAACATCAACACGGTAGCTGGTGATACAACTGCAATCAATACAGTTGCAGGTGATACCACAGCGATCAACACAGCCGCTACAGACTCAGCGGTTATCAACACTGTCGCAGGTATCAGTGCTGATGTTACAGCAACGGCTGGTAAAGCAACAGAGATCGGTCGCTTAGGTACAGCAGCAGCGGTAGCTGACTTAGCTATCCTAGGTACGACAGACGCTGTTGCAGACATGAATGTTCTGGCAGCTATTGATACTGCAATCCAGACTGTCTCTGGTGTCTCTGCTAATGTTTCAACAGTAGCTGGTATTTCTAGCAGCGTAAGTTCACTGGCCCTTATCAATGCAGATGTTACATCTGTTGCAGGTATAGCTGCTAACGTAACAACCGTAGCAGGTATTGCTTCAGACGTTACAGCAGTAGCTGCCGACGCAGCAGACATTGGTGCTGTTGCTACTAACATCGCTAACGTAAACGCTGTTGGTGGAGACATCTCCAACGTAAACACTGTAGCCACAAACCTTACAAGTGTAAACAGTTTTGCGGAACAATACCGTGTAGGTGCAACAGAACCTACAACAAGCCTAGACACTGGCGACTTGTTCTACGATACTACATCAGGAACACTAAAAGTTTACAACGGAACAGGTTGGGAACAAGGTGTAACAGCAGGTTCTGGTTTCTTACCGTTGTCTGGTGGTACTCTTACAGGTAACCTAACACTTTCAGGTGACCCCACAACAGCATTGCAAGCGGCAACAAAAGAGTACGTAGACACTATCGCAGCAGCAGGTATCCACTATCACACACCTGTACGTGTAGAATCTCCTGTCAATCTAAACGCTACATACAACAACGGTTCTTCTGGAGTAGGTGCTACACTAACTAACGCTGGTACTAACGCAGCGATTACTATTGATGGTGTTACCCTTAGCCTCAATGACCGTGTACTTGTTTACCAACAAACTAACTCAGCACATAACGGTATCTATACAGTAACTACCGTAGGTGATGGCTCTACAGCATGGGTACTTACACGTGCTACAGACGCAGACAGCTATGGTGTATCAGACCCAGATGCTTTCGGTGAAGGTGACGCTTTCTTCGTTAAAGAAGGTGCGACAGGTGCTGGTGAACTATATGTGATGAACACTAGCGGTACGATTACTTTCGGTACTACCGCTATTACATTCACAGTTATTGCTGAGACAGCAGTATACGGTGCAGGAGACAGCCTAACACTTACAGGCACTACCTTCGACACGGTACAAGACATTCGCACTACAGCAAGCCCTACCTTCAACAACATTACAGTATCAGGTACTGTAGATGGACGTGACGTAGCGGCTGATGGTACTAAACTAGATGGCATCGAAGCTGGTGCTAATGTAACAGACGCAGGTAACGTCAATCCTCTTATCGACTCTCACATCAATGTCTCAGGTGCATCCTCTGGTCAGTACCTAGGTTGGAACGGTTCAGACTACGCATGGTCAACAGTAGACTTGTCAACAAAGTTAAACTTGTCTGGTGGTACAATGACAGGTGCTATCAACTTTGTAGCAGGTCAAACTTTCGATGGACGTGATGTTTCGGCAGACGGTGCGAAGCTAGATGGCATTGAGGCTAACGCTAAGGACGACCAGACAATTACCGCTGGTTCAGGTCTGACAGGTGGCGGTACAGGTAACGTAACACTAAGTCACGCTGATACGTCTTCTCAAGGAAGTGTAAACAACAGTGGTGCTACAGTTATTCAAGATGTCACAGTAGACACCTACGGTCACGTCACAGGTCTTGGTTCTAAGACAATGACACTAGCTGACCTTGGATACACAGGCGCAACAAACGCTAACTACATCACCAACAACAACCAGCTAACAAACGGTGCAGGTTACACAACATTCACTGCCAACCAATCTGTAAATACAAGCAGCAATGTTACCTTCGAAGAGATTTACGCAAACGATTGGTTTAGGGTGAATGGTCCTGACGGTATCTACTGGCAGGATTATGGTGGCGGCTGGCAGATGACTGACAGTAGTTGGATGCGTGTCTACGATAACAAGGGTGTCCTAACTACTGGCACAATGCAAGCTGGTAACTTTAACACCACCTCAGACATCAAGCTGAAAGAGAACGTAGTTACCCTAGAGAACTCTCTGGACAAGATTAAGGCTATGCGTGGTGTCAGCTTCGATTGGAAAGACAGTGGTAAATCAACAATCGGTCTAATCGCTCAAGAGGTTGAGCAGGTTTTACCTGAGTTAGTTGAACACAATGAAGAAGATGATGTTAAGACAGTTAGCTACGCAAACATCGTTGCTGTATTGATCGAAGCTATCAAAGAACAACAAGTGCAGATTGACGCACTTAAAGAAAAGCTAGGAGAGTAAGAATGTCTACACAGCTAAAACTTCGTGGAGGTACTACGGCTGAACATTCTACCTTCACAGGTGCGGTAAGAGAAGTTACAGTAGACACCGATAAGAACACTATCGTTGTTCACGACGGAACTACAGCAGGTGGTCATCCGCTGGCTTTAGAAACGGCAGGTGCTGTACCTGATCCTCTCGTTTTAAACTCTATTACAGCCAACACAACTTTTGTTATAGATGATTGGACTATTACACAAAGCGGTGGTGCGTTGTATTTTTCAACAGGTGGTACAAACCGAATGAAACTAGATTCATCTGGTAACCTAGATGTTTCTGGTAACATAAATACAAATCAAATAATTAGCTAATAGTAGGAGATACGAAGATGGCTATACAGGTAAACGGTACTACGGTTATTGATAACAGTAGGAACCTATCAAACGTAGGCGGCTTAAAGACCGTTGGTGGTACCAGTATTTTAGGCTCTGGTGACATTGCAACTGGCGGTAGTACAGCAGTAAATGGTGTCGGTACATACATTTTGGGTTTTGATGTCAGCATGTCTACTGCTAGTAACTCTACTGGTTCTATTTACTACAAAACAGGTAGAACAACAGCAGGAAGTAACATACAAGCCTATGGGACTTTGATGACAAACGGTGGTGCTGTCAACAACAGTAAACTTACTGCAATGGCGACAAGTACTTCTGGAACTTATAGCGACACATACTACCCTTGGAGTACCAACACAGGTTCCTACTCAAGTAGTATTGCTACAGACAATCAGACTTTTTCAGGTACTTGGCGTCAAATGGGTCCAGCTTCGAATGGCGGCGGCAATGCTCAAAGTGCTTCTTATAATTGGCGCTCTCGTATTGGGTGCATTTTTGTGAGGATTTCTTAATGCCTACTTATAAATTTACAGACCCTGCTTGGCTTGATGAGACAGGAACACGTTTAAACTGTTTCCTTTGGAGAGAAGCTGAAAACGCATATCTACCTTATACTCTTGATATGAGTGATGAGGATACGACGATTGATAACGAGGTGTTACTAGCTGAAATAATGGAAGCAGGTAATATTACACCATACGTTGCACCGCCAGAGCCAACACAAGAAGAAATAGATGCGGAAGTGGCGGCTGGAGTAAGACAGCAAAGAAATGCAATACTACAAGGCGTAGTTGATCCTTTTGTAACTAACCCTTTACGTTGGGCTTCGCTTACCGAAGAAGAACAGACAGAAGTATCTAACTTCAGAAATGCACTTCTTGACCTTCCTAACCAAGAAGGTTTCCCTTATACTCATACTATGCCTGAGACTCCTTGGTGTATTCACCCACGTAATATTAACCCCTAATATAACTGGATAAAGCAAACATGAAAAAACTAGCAGTGATTGGAAGAGGAACAGTAGGTTGTATGGCCTCATTACAATTACGGCTCAACTATCCTGACTCTGAGATAGACTGGTACTTTGACCCAAATATAAAGCCCCAGTCTGTCGGAGAGGGTACAACCTTAGCCTTACCCATCGTCTTAAATAGCACCTTAAATTTTTCACCTAGAGACTATCCTTTAGTAGATGGTTATGTAAAAACAGGGATATACAAAGACGGTTGGTCAGAGTCAGGAAGTGATTTTACGCACGACTTCCCTAGTCCTAACGTAGCTTTACACTTTAACGCAACTAAACTTCAAGACTACGTTTTTAACCGTGTTAAAGACTACGTAAATGTTATACCTAAAAACATAGACGCAGAGAATATAGACGCTGATCATGTTATTGATTGCTCAGGAAGACCTAAGACATTTGAAAGACATCACATGTCTAGCTTCATACCTGTAAACTCTGTGCATGTTACACAATGTTATTGGGACGGACCAAGGTTTTCACATACGCTAACCATTGCAAGACCTTACGGTTGGGTCTTTGGAATACCTCTACAGAACAGATGTTCTATCGGGTATCTTTACAACAAAGACATCAACACTCTTGAAGAAGTAAAAGAAGATGTAAAAGCTATTTTTTCTGACTACAATCTAGAGCCTAGTGAAGATACAAACTCTTTTTCTTTTAGTAACTATTACAAAAAGATTAACTACACAGATCATATCTCTTACAACGGCAATGCTTCTTTTTTCTTAGAACCGTTAGAGGCTTTAACTTTCGGAATGGCTAACGCATTTCTCCTAAACTCTATGAATGTCATAGATGGTGGAATGTCATTAGAAGAAGCAAATAGAGAATATGTTACTGTAGTATCTCAGTGTGAAAAAATAATAATGATGCATTACTTTGCAGGTTCTAAGTATAACACAAAGTTCTGGGACTATGCTAGAGAGCGTGGAGAGGCTTGTATGTCTTATGCTAAGTATGACCAAGCCTTTATTGACATGATATCTTCAGCACAAGATGCAGGTCCATTTGGTACATATCCTGAAAAGATTGTAGGACCAACAGCAATGACAAAAGAAATGGCTCACTTACAGAATATATGGTGGACAGGTTCTTTTGTACAAAACTTAAATGGCTTGGGCATAAGAGATAGACTAGAGCAAACTCTTGGTATCACAAAACCTGAAGCAATAGCAGCAGAGTAATGGCAACCCTAGAGCAAATTAAACAGGCAGCAGAGACTGACCTAGTTACATTTATTAGGTTAGTTGCACCTGAACAAGTTCTAGGCCAGTGTCACGAAGACGTTTGTAACTGGTGGACACGTGAGGATGCCAAGTCTCACCAGCTACTTCTCTTCCCACGTGACCACGGTAAGTCAAGATTAATTGCCTATCGTGTCGCTTGGGAGTTGACAAAGAACCCAACTTTGCGTATACTATACATATCTGCTACCGCTAACTTAGCAGAAAAACAGCTTGGGTTTATCAAGGGTATCCTCACCTCAGAGATATACCGTCGGTATTGGCCTGATCATGTTCATGCTGACGAAGGTAAGCGTACCAGATGGACTAACTCAGAGATCATGTTAGACCATCCACTACGGAGGAAAGAAAATGTTAGAGACCCTTCGGTCTTCACTGGTGGCCTTACTACGTCACTTACAGGACTTCATTGCGATATTGCTGTCTTGGACGATGTCGTTGTGTACGAAAATGCTTACACAGGCGAAGGACGCAATAAAGTTAAGAGTCAATACTCTCTTCTCTCGTCTATCGAAGGTGCTGATGCGAAAGAATGGGTCGTAGGTACACGCTACCATCCTGCTGATCTATACAACGATTTGTTGCAAATGGTCGAGGATCAATACGACGACAAGGGAGAAAAGGTAGGCGAAGATAACATCTATGAAATCTTCGAGAAACCTGTAGAAAATAACGGTGACGGAACTGGTGAGTTCCTATGGCCTCGTAGTCAACGCAAGGACGGTAAGTGGTTCGGCTTTGACATGAAGATTCTAGCTAAGAAACGTGGTCAGTATTTAGACAAGGGACAGTTCAGAGCACAGTACTACAACGATCCCTCCGATCCTGACAACGTACCTGTAAGTCCTGACAAGTTCCAATACTATGACCGTAAGCATATCCGTGAGGACAATGGATACACGTATTACAGAGATCGTAGGCTCAACGTCTTCGCTGCGGTGGACTTTGCTTTTAGTCTATCTAAACGTGCTGATTACACAGCTATTGTAGTGGTAGGAATAGATGCAGAAAACAACATCTACGTCTTGGACATCGACAGATTCAGGACTGACAGAATATCTGAGTACTTCGACCACATCCTACACCTATCCAACAAGTGGTCCTTCAGAAAACTCAGAGCAGAAACGACTGTTGCACAAATGGCAATCGTCCGACAGCTTAAAGAACTTATCAAGCAACATGGACTTGCCGTAAGCATCGACGAGTTCCGTCCTAACAAAAGTCAAGGTAATAAGCAAGAACGTATCTCTGCTGTCTTAGAACCTCGATATGATAACATGAGTATCTGGCACTACCGTGGTGGTAACTCGCAAGTACTAGAAGAAGAACTATCATCACGTAACCCTGCACATGATGACGTGATAGATGCTTTAGCTTCAGTCGTAGACATGGCTGTCAAACCTGCACGTTCAGTCCGTCGTCAAAAAGATAATGTAGTGCAATTTAACTCAAGATTCGGTGGAGTTTCCTTCTAATGGCTGGAACAACTATTGACATTGATCAGCTAATTGAGCCTCACGCTTTAGCGTCGGACATTGCTGATCGTTGGACAACGTGGAATAATGCACGTCAAAATAAAATTGAAGAGTGGAAAGAACTCCGTAATTACATTTACGCAACGGATACTCGCACAACTTCAAACAGTAAACTACCTTGGACCAATAGTACAACTACACCCAAGCTAACACAGATTGCAGACAACCTACACGCAAACTACTTCTCAGCTTTATTCCCCCAGCAGAAGTGGTTCAAGTTCGAAGCGCATGATCCTGACGCTAATGTTAAGAGTAAGCGTAATGTTATCCAAGCGTACATGGAAAACAAAGTACGTCAGTCTGACTTTGAAAACACAGTGAGTAAACTGATCAATGACTACATCCAGTACGGTAACTGTTTCGCCACAGTTGACTTCTCCAGAGATTACACTGAGTACGACGACGGAGAACGTATTGTCAACTATATTGGACCTAAACTTGTCCGTATCAGTCCCTTTGACATCTGCTTTAACCCAATGGCCCCAAACTTCGGAGATAGTCCTAAAGTTGTCCGTTCTATTCTAACACTTGGGGAAATCGCTCGTAAGGTTGAAGAGACTTCTGATAACAAGTACATGCAGGAAGTACTTGACAAAATGTTGGCCAACCGTTCAGCTATGTCAGGTCAAGAGGTAGACGTAGATAAATCACAGGCTTACACAGCAGATGGTTTCGCTACACTTACAGAATACTACGAGTCGAACTACGTAGAACTACTAACCTTCTACGGTGACATCTACGACTCAGAGTCTAACAAGTTCCACAAGAATCGTATCATCACAGTAGTTGATCGCTCATACGTTCTACTAAACGAACAGAACCCAAGCTGGCTAGGCAAGGCTTCTATCTTCCACGCTGGCTGGCGTGAGCGTCCTGACAACCTATACGCTATGGGTCCACTAGATAACCTTGTCGGTATGCAGTACCGCATTGACCATCTAGAAAACCTAAAGGCTGATGTCTTCGATCAGATTGCATACCCGATCATCAAGATTCGTGGTGACGTAGAGGACTTTGACTTCGAACCTGCCGCACGTATCTACATGGGTGAAGAGGGTGACGTAGGTTACCTAGCCCCTGATACTACAGCATTGAACGCAGACTTTCAGATTCAGAACCTAGAAAACAAAATGGAAATGTTGGCAGGTGCTCCACGTGAAGCTATGGGTATCCGTAGTGCAGGTGAGAAGACAGCCTTTGAAGTGCAGCAGTTGATGACAGCCGCTGGTCGTATCTTCCAACACAAGACAGCCCACTTCGAGCGTGTGTTCCTAGAGCCTATCCTTAACGCTATGCTTGAAGCTGCACGTCGTAACATGGACTACGCTGATACTATCCGTGTACTAAACGACGACACAGGTCTATTCTTCTTTGAACAAATTACAAAAGAAGACATCATGGCTAACGGTAAGATCGTTCCTATGGGTGCTCGTCACTATGCAGAACGTGCTAACCGAATCCAGAACTTGACACAACTATATCAGTTGAAGTTGTCAGACCCAACTATGGCGGCCCACTTGTCAGGTAAAGAGTTCGCTCGTCTTCTAGCAGATGAACTAGGCGAACCCGCACTATTCGCAGAGAACATTACTGTAACAGAACAGATGGAAACTCAGCGTGTAGCAACTGAAGCACAAGTTCAGTTCGAAGAAGAACAGATGGTAGCAGAAGAGTTAGGATTATAATATGCCATATCAAAACGGAACAAAGATGCCTTATGGTACAGGTGCTAAGAAGAAGCCACCAGTAACAACCAAGACATCTGTTGTCATCAAAAACCAAGTTAAATGTCAGTGCGGATGTGGAGGCTAACATGGGTTACGGAATGAAAAAACCAACCAAGAAAAATAAACCAATCAAAAAGAAATAAATGAAATCCCACTGGTTCAAACAATGTAAGACGAAGGAAGACAAGGAAAAGGTTCGCCAGAACGTCCTGTCTAACCAAGATTCACTCCTTCGTCTTGAAGTGATTCTTGAGTCTCTACTCAAGGAAACCCCATCGACAGCCGACTACGATAGTCCGTCATGGGCCTACAAAGAAGCTGATCGTATCGGCTATAATCGTGCACTTAACCAAGTGCTTGACATCATCAATCTAGATAAGGAATAACTTATGGTATTTTCTGACAGTGCTGCAACCGCACAGACTGAGCAGGTAACAGAGCAGACGCAAACTGAAACCACACCACAGGAATCTTTTTTGCAGAAACTCGTAGAGGCAAAGGGAGAGAACTGGAAAGACCCTGAAGTCCTCGCTAAAGGTAAACTCGAAGCAGATGGCTACATCAAAACTCTTGAAGAGCAACTAGCCGCCATGCGAGAGGATATGAAGAAGCGAGACTATCAAGCCGAGATTCTCGACCAGTTGCAGAACAAGGCTACTGACTCTGCCACAGTAGATACTGCAACGCCTAATAATATTGGCAGCACAGAGACACAGAACACCACTGCAAGTCTTAGTGAGAACGATCTTGAAAGCCTTGTTGAAAAGACACTGGTCAAACGTGAACAGGACTCTGTCATTAAACAGAACCTAGCACAAGTAGATCAAGAGTTAGTTAGTTCTTTCGGTACTGAAGCGGAAGCAACAGTCCGAAATAAGGCACAGGAACTAGGTATGTCAATGGATCGTCTACGTGATATTGCAGCCGAATCTCCTTCTGCTTTCTTTACTCTTATCGGTCAACCACAGAAAACCTTTAGCCCTATGGTTCAAGGCTCTGTCCGTACCGAAGGTGTTAATATGCAAGCCTCGAACACACGTGACTGGCAATACTACCAGAAGCTGCGTCGAGAAAACCCTAACCAATACTACTCACCCAAGGTCCAACAACAGATGATTCAGGACCGAATGAACATGGGTGACAAGTTCGGAAACACTTAGAAAGGACTAGCAAATGGCTGGTATGATTTCCTCTAACACGGACATGCAGCGTCTGATCCGTGCTGAGGTTTACTCCTCAGAACTAAAAGAAATCCTACGTGACGAAATGATGGCACAGTCTGTCGTTCGTATGTTGGATGGATTCCCAGATGGTGACACATTCACTATCCCAACAATCGGTGAAACAGCAGTAACTACATACACTGAAGATAACGCAGTTTCAT